CGGGTGTCATCGTGAGCGTTGCCGAGTTCACGGTTTTGCAGCCGGTGTAGTTCGAGCCGGAGAAAGCCTCGACAGTGATGCGATCGCCCTCCTCGACGTAGAAGCCGTTCGCCGTCACCGTGCCCGACCAGCTGCCAGTGGTCGCGTTCTGCGACTGACCGCCCTGCTGAGCGCCGTTGCGGCAGATACGAATCTGACGGTTGTAGCTAATCCACTGCAGGCCGTTGCCGCCCCACGAGAACGGCATGGAGAAGTTCGCTCGGCCAGACCCGATCACATAGAACGACATGATCGTGGTCCACGACGAGGTGACGTCCCACGCATACGGCAACTTCTCGACGTGCGCCTCCAACGGACGGTCGAGCATCCACACGAGGTCATCGCCAAGCCGCAGCTGGCCGATCTTGTCGTCGCCCGCCAGAAACCGTGTGTCGCTGTTACCGATCTTCGCTGGCATGTCTCACCCCACGATCGCGTAGAGAACATCAGACGGTCGACCCGCACCGAGCGCGTCGTAAGCCGCCTGAGTGATCTTGCGAATGCCGGTGATGCCGTCGAGCGCTGTGACCTTCGTGCCCAGCTGAGTGACGCTCGCCGACTCGTCAGCCTTCTCGAGCGACGTCCGAATGGACCCGACGAGTCGATTCTTGGCGATCGTGTCATCCATGAACTGTGCCGCCGTGATCGAGTTGGCCGGCGAAACCCGCGCATTCGACAGACGCGCATCGTTCCCGGCACACACTGAATCGGCGGTCGTTCCCAGAACTACGTTCACTGTGAACTCACCCTGCGCGAGGCTCGTCACCGTAGTCGTTCCATCTCGCTTCGTGATGGTCACGGCGCGGCCTGCCGCCACGACCGTCGTCTTGGGCGCAGCATCGTCGGCAACCTGTGCCGCAGCAGCGATCCCAGCCTCCATGTGGTTGTACCGTGCAGCCGACTGAGGTGTGTTGCCCTCGGGACCGTTGTTCCAAGTCTGTTTCTGGTAAGCCATAGCTCAGCCCTCCGAAGGGTATGAAAGTCGAGACGGGTAAACGTCGGTGCCCGGCCATGCCTGCTCAGACGGTGCGGGCAGGTCTCGCGCCGACCACTCCCGCAGCTCTGGCGAGCTGACGAAGAACCCGCGGTACATGCCGGTGCCGACGAAGCGGTAGCCAGGGCCGGTCGGGACCGTGTTGTTGACGTCCGTCCACGCGAGACGTTCGGTGCCGTCGAGCGTGACCACGTACGTGTTGCCGATCGCGGCCAGCTCGATCCTCGTGCCAGTCGGGAGTCCGTAGCCCAGAGCAGTTCCGGGGATCTCCTCGTACTGGTTGACACCGACGCATCGGTACAGCGCGGCGTAGGAATTGCTGAATGCGAAGCAGAGACCGCGAGTAAAGATGTTGTTGCCGCGCAACGTGAGCAGCGACAGGTTGGCGGTACTCGTGCCGATCGTTGCACTGACTGCGTGGTCGTCGTAATTGAGAGGCTGCACCCACAGAGCCGACGACTGACCGTTGGTGACGGTCGTCGCGCAACCGTTGACGACGGAGATCTCACCGCGAACTGCCCAGTCCACACCGAGCGGACCGTTGGGGCGATCGAACAGGTCGCGGTAGTACAGGCGCTTTTTCGCGCCCTCCTCGAGCTTCTGCCCCAGACACGCCCACGGAATCCACGTCGAGGCATTGAAATTGAGCTGACCTGAGGTCACGCGCTCAGGCGGCGACGTCAGACCGCCCTGCGAAATGGCGTTCGCCTTCGGTGGGAACACTCCGACCGGCGCCGAAATGCTGTCCATCTCGACGCCTGCGAGGTCGCGAACATTGCCGCTGCCCGCCTGCAGAACGCCGACCGCGAAGTATTGTCCACCCTCGGCGAGCTGACTGAAATCCATGTCGATGCGGACCTCAGACTTGTTGCCTGGGTTGATGAGAGACGAAATGTCACGAGAAGGCCAGATGATGTCGAGCGATCCAGAGTTGTCCATCTGGTAGACGGCCAGATACAGCGGGCATGGATTCGTCTGCGCACCAACGATAATACCGACGGTGTTGTACTTCCGGTTACGTGGAATGCGAATGAACGCCAGCTCCATCACGCCCTTGGACGGCTGATAGAACGGGTCTGTTCGCACTGCGACGCCGTGCCAGTGAGTGCCGCCGCCTCCGTCTTCCGTACGACTGTTGACCCACTTCGGGTTCTTGTTCAACATGATTCGCGGGAACGAGGGATCTTCGAGCGGGTTCGCGGTCTGCCACATCGGGATGTTGTTCGGCAGGTCGCCGATCTGTGCCTTGTCGACCAGATCGTCAGAGATCGTCTCGACGTCGCGCTGAACACCCTGAACGATGGTGCCCTGGTTGTTGACGTCGTTCTGTACGGTCTGAACCTTCTGATTGGTGTCCTTGCGGAAACCCAGCAAGCCTGCGAACCATTCGACGACACCGGCAATGGCGTTGTTGATCGGCGTAACGACGACGCCGTTGAAAATGTCGATGAGCTGGCCGAGCATCCGTTCGAGGTTGCGCAGGAAGTTGCTCGCGCCCTGCATGATCGGCGGCAGTTCAATATCACCTTCACCGGTGATGACCTTCTTGATGATCGCCAGAATGTCCCCGAGAACCGGGATGCCGAGCACCCATTCTTCAAGGTTGGCAAGGCCACCACCGACGACGCCGGTCACTGCGCGCACAATGCCGCGCAGCAGCTCGTCGAGCTTCTCCACCAGAAACTCGATGGACGGCAGCACCGACGGCAGCGCGTCCAGAATGCCCCGGTCCAAGCCAATGACGCTGCGGTACTTCTCGATCGGATTGGTGGACAGATTCTTGCCAGCCAGTTGCTTGTAGAAGGCCGCGTAATCTGCGGGTGTATCACGTGCCATTGTGGATCCTTACCGGCGTCGAGAGTTGACGTCAGCAGCCAGCGAAGGCGGGACGTCGGGTGGTGTGAGATCGGGCGAGTGCAGCCGAATCCATGCGAGCAGTTCACGAATGAACTCGATTGCTGCGCGGAGACTGTCTTCCTTGTCGTCGAGCGCGGTTTCCAGCGCGGCGACCTTGCCGTTGAGATCGGAGATCGACTGGCGCATCGGGTCGAGCAGCGCGAGGAAGTCTTGCCGCTGCTGGTCGAGCATTGCCTGCCAGCGAGCGTCGGCGGCCTGGTGTGCCTCGCGCTCGTCGTCGGCGGTCGCCAGCTGTGTTCGCTGCGCGCTCTCGTCTCGTGCGGTGCGGGCGTCTGCGCGTTTGCCGTACACAATTCCGGCGATGCCCAGTGACGAGCCGACCACCGCGACTACATGCCCCCAGTTCAAGGAGTCCTCGATCATTGTCGGGGCCTTTCGGTCGAGCGCACAACGCCCGCCACCAGATCAACGGTGGCGGGCGAAATGCGTCGCGGTGTGGGACTTACTCGGTGGAGGTGTTCGCAGCCGCCAGACCTGAAACGGGGACGCCGAGCACTGCGCCGACCAGAAGGCTGAGGTTGGCGACGTCGCCGGATGCGAGAACGCCGTAACCGAGCAGCACAGCCAAAACGGCGAGTGCGACGCGGTAGAAGTAGGCGCGCTGGTTCTGAGTCATGTTCATGAGTGGTTCTCCTTGTTGTTTCGTGCAATGCCTGCGTTGGCCCAGAACATTGCTTCCTCGATGTGAGTTACAGCGCAAGCCTTTTCGCGCCCATCCGGCACCAGAGCGTCGATCTGCTCTGCCGCGTGCTTGCATATAGCCCGCACTCGTTCGTGAGCGTCACGACGTTCTGGCGTCATTGCCGGATGGAAGTCGAATCGGTTCGCCAGGTCGGCGATCACTGCGCTGCCTCGTCGAGCGAGCCGACGACACCGCTCGGGTGCCAACGCAGAAGGCCACGCTCGAAGGTCTGAGCACGCCCGGCGTCACCGTCCGCGTTCTCGTCGGTCACCGGCCAGCCGTACTGGCCGTTCACACCGCCCAGCGCTTCCCAGCGTTCGAGAATCGCGCCGTACACGATCCGACCTGCCTGGCCGTAGCGTCGACAGATCACACCGCCCTGGAATCGCTGGACGTCGCCGACGCCGTCGATCACCGTGTGACGAGCGATCGGGTAGCCGAGCTGGCCCTGTTCCCACTGCAGGCCGGTCCACGTGTTGTAGACAGCAGCGGGGACCGCGATAGCTCGCGCCTTGCCGTCGACGACGTTGAGATCGGGGTGCCAGTAGATCGAACCGTTGGTGAAGTCGACGTATCGACCGGCACCGTCCTTGCACGGGCGTTCGCCGTCGTGCAGTCGAGTTCCGATCCACGCGGCGGCAACCTTGGCCTCAGCGTCGATCTCGTTGGCGATCACGATCGGCTTCGGTGCGGGCGCAGGGTCGGCGGCGTAGATACCCAGATGGCCGTTGTCGAGCTTGGCGGCGAAGTTCGTCAGCCGGGCGTCGCCTTCGCGAAAACCGATCTGGTAGTGCATCTCGTCGGCTCGACCCCAGTCGGCTCCCCAGAACACAGTGCCCTCGAACAGTCGAAGTCCCTCGCGGATCTTCGCAATTCGTGACGCCGGCATGGTGCGCAGGCCCCACGGATACTTCGGCGCGTTGAAGTCGAGCGCAGTGCCGGACAGATGGTTCGAGGACGCGACATCGTTGGTGGCCGACCATCCCCAGACCGGCGATGTGAGCGCTTCGACGTTGCGGTGGTACCAGAGGGTCCATGCGTTGAGAATTGTTGCCGCGACGCCCTTTCGGATGGGCGCGGTGTTGGTAAACGGCAGGACGTTGGCGACCACGCACTCGTCGCGGTTGCACATTCGCCAGCCGTTCTCAGACCAGTCGAGACCATAGATAGTGCGGAAAGACATAGGTGTCTCCTATTCGTGCGGGAGCGTTGAAATGGCGCGTTAGTTCGCAGACGTGGCGATAACGCGGTGCAGAGCGCCGAACTCCTTGAAGCGGTCGACGAACTGCAACATCGGGTCTTTCACCGGGTTGTCGTCGCCGATGGTGACGGTGACCATGCAGTACGCGCCGCGCTGGTCTTCGACCTCGACAGACGAGACGTAGTCGGTGATCTCGGTGTCCCGGTCGACGAACGTCATGATGTCGCCGACGTCGTAACGTCGACCCGAACCGTCGTCGACGCCGAACTCGAAGCCCTTGCCGGTCGCGCCGCCGTCCTGGACGACGATCTTGACGCTGTCTCGGCCGGCGTGATCTCGAAGCGCCTGCAGACCTGCTGTGAGCGCGTCGAGCGTGAACCCGGTGGATGCGTTCGCGTATGCCTCGCCGAAACCGTGACGACCGAGCTGAGCTGCGAGCGCGGGATCGGAGAAGACGTTGAACGCCAAGAAAATATCGTCGAACGTGCCGCCGACCGACGGGGCCAGAAACGGCGCACCGAACATGGTCAGCAGCAAGCCCAACAGGCCGTCCGCGATGATCCGCGAGAGATCGTTCATCCACTGGGGTGATTGACCGCCAGTGACGACCTGGTGCGCGGTGGGGTGGATGATGTTGCGCTTGTACGACACGATCTGGCCGGACGCGGTCGTCCACTGCATCCAGCGGCGGTCGCGCTTTTTCTTCGAGTCGACGATGTAGCAAGCCTCGTTGGCCTTGCCATACGTATTCGGGTTGATGAGGCCCAGAATGTTGTCCGGGTTGGTGAAGAACATGAAATTGTCGCCGGACAGGTCGAAGATGTTTTGCAGCCGCCCAAGCGAATTGGTGTTGAAAATCTTTCCGGGATCTTCATCGCCCGGCACCCACAGGTTGCAGGTGATCTCGCTGTCGCTGTTCTTGAGACTGTTGGCGAACACCTCGTCGAGCGGCGTCATGCGGGAATACATGGCGCACAAGTCGATCTGGTTGATGAACGCCAGGAAGTCGTCGAGCGACTTGATGCCGTTCGGGATCTCGGGCAGCTTGATCTGGTTGCCCAGCTGCGGCACCTTCACGTAGACCGGCTTGTTGAGCCGTGCAGCGTTCTTGGCGATGAAATACTTGGTCACGAAATCGACCGGGCCGATAATCATGTCCTGCTTCGGGAACTGCACCTCGACTGGCAGCAGCGGCGCTGGCCACCCCAGAATCGACTGCAACCACTTGAGGTTCGATACACATGTCGCGGTGACGATCTCGCGTCCCGGTTCGCCTTCGACGACGCAGGACAGCACGCGCCCGTCCCACACCTTGCCGTTGTAGAAGGTGCGGATCGGGACAACGTCGACCTTGCACTGCATGAGCCGCTGAGCGAGCGGGTGGCTGATCTTCACCTGAATGGTGGCGGCTGTGGCCTCGTTGCGTTTCCACGCGAACTTGGCGCGAATGTACGGGCCGAGCGGGCGGACCTGTGTGTAGTCGCCCGAGAACACGTCGATCGGGAATGCGGGCGGGGATTGTGTGTTGCTTTTCATCCAGAGGCCCTTCGGTACAGCTGAGGCAGCGTGACGATCACCTCCGTTTCGGGGCCGACGTCAGTGCCATGCACGAGAATTGGTGTGGTGGACTTGCGGCGAACGCTCTTGGCGAATCGCTGGACCCCGACGCGCTGCCAGACGTCGACGCCGTCGCCGTCGCGGATGGACGGGTTTTCGACGTCGGTTTCGATGACCCACGACTGACCGGCGTTGATGTGCGGCAGGTTGACGATCTCGTCGACGCCGATCGCGAACTTGCCGGGTCCGTGGATCTCCCAGTGCAGCCACGAGTCGACGTCGCCGTCGTTGGTGATCTCGGCGGCGGCGAACTCGTCGGGCGCGAAGGTGCGTGTGACCGGTGGGGCGTGCCACCACGACAGGTCGGAAGCGATCTTGACCTTCTCTGCCAGAAACCCGATCTCGTCGAGCATCGACAGGTCCGGGTCTGTGCTTGGCTCCTCGTATCGGGTTTCCTGCCACAGCTTCTCGTCGTCGAGATACACCCGGAACTCTCCGACCTCGTCGCCGTAGCCGAGGGCTGCGCGCCATGCCTTGAACTGCTCGCGGGCAGGTTTGCCCGGTGCCATTGGGCCGATGCGGACGTCGAGACCGATCACGTTGATCTCGTCGTCGCGGCCTACCCAGTCAGCGCCGGGCTGCCGTGCGTTGGCGATGCGCTGATGCTTGAACGGGGCCCCGCCCAGCCCGGTCGGCGTGGTTGCCAACCGGGCCGGGCACATAGGGTCGCCGAACTTCCACAGGGAGCCGTCGACTCCCAGATACTCATATCGAATGCCAGTCACTTAGACTCCTAGACGTGCCATCGAATCGCTGATCGGGTCGCCCTGCGCCCCAGCGAGTTCGGGCTTGATGACCTCTTCCGGGTCGTTGACTGTCACCGGGCCGTTGTTGACCATCCCGACATGCACGGTGATCGGGGAACCACCAGCACGTGCGGCCAGACCGCCGCCGAGTGAATCGACGATCGCCTGCTGATCGGACGGCAGACCTGCGCCTGTCGACGGTGCATAACCGCCACCGCCGCTGCTGCTGTACGAACTCGACGACGAGCGAGACGCACCAGACGAACTGGACGACCGCGACGTCGACGCCGATGGGTTGGCGTACTGGTCGGCCATTTCGCGGTTCTTCGCCTGCGTCTCCTCGAGACGGTCAAGCGCGTCGGAGAGATTGAGTTCGGCCTCGCGCCGGTCCCGATCGGTTTTCTTGCCGTCCGGGTTGGCGACCGTCTCGTCGTGGGCTTCCTGGGCCTTCTCGACTGCGATCTTGGCGCGCTCTTCTTCCTTGACGCCCTTGGCGATCTCCTTGCGCAGCTCTTCCTTGCGCTCAGCGATCTCCTCTTCGGTCTCGGCGAACGGATCGCCCAGACCGGCAGCCAGGAACATCTGCTGCCGTACCCAGTCCTCGAACGACAACAGCTCGCTGCCACCGCCGCTGGAACCGCTGCGACCGCTCGCGCCGAACCCGCTGCTGGTACCGCCGCCACCGCCAAGAAGGTCGATGATGCTGTCCTTGATGAACGATGAGCCGGTCACAGCGTTGATTCCCGCGCTGCCAATGCTCCCCAGAGCGATTCCCAGCCGGTTAGCGTTCTCACCATGCTGGGCGAGCTTGGAGCCGCGCACAGCCGACGAGAGCGGGATACCGGGATCCGCTGGCAGGTTCTTCATCTGAGCGTTCTCCGGGACCGAACCGACGTTGCCGCCGAACCCGCCATTGGCGAACGCTTCGAGTCGATAGCCGAACCGCTTGGCAACCTCACGCAGAATGCCGGTGGACCGCCCACGCTTCGAGTCAGCGCCGGGAATGTATGCCTCCCAGCCCGTCTCCCCCTCTGCGTAACGCACCAGACCGCGGCCTGAGCCGGGCTGAATGTGTGCGCTGTCCTGCATCGGGCGCACGCCGCCGTCCGCGTACTCGTCGATGCCACCGTTGGCGCGGGGTGCCGCACCAGTGGGCAGACTGCCGTTGGTGACAATGTCGACGATGTGCTGACCGCGAGTGGTCTTGCCGTCGAGCGTTGCCTCGATCTTGCGGCGCACATCTTCGGCGTTATCGGTGATGGTGACCGTGCCGTCGTCGAGTGTCGTTGTGGTGACGTTCAACTCGCGCAGCTTCTCGATGACCTCGTCGGAGTTCGACTCGACCACGATGTTCTTTTCGTTGTCGGAGTTGACTTGGACGCCGATCTCACCGAGCAGCGCACCGACGGTGTCAGCGCCCGGCGCGAACACTCCCACGTCCTTCTGCGCGGGCAGACCTTCAACCTGGCCGGCGACCGTCGAGAGTGCTGCCACGGCGGCGTCGGTCTCGGCAAAGACGCGCACGCCCTTGTCGTCGGGCAGTCGATCGACCTCGAAGCCGTAGCCTTCGAGCTTGGTCTTGGCGTCGTCGGAGATCGTCTTGAGCATGACGGTTTTCTCGTCGGGCACCGATTCGATCTGGCCCTGAAACACGGCGATGAGATCCTGTGCGGTCTGCGCGTTGACGACGTCGAGGCGCGTCATGATCGCTTCGGGTGTGGCGCCGTACTCAGCGAGCATCGCCGCGTACATCTCGCGGTTCTCCCCCGCTGCCACAGCACTGTCCAGCAGCGCGTTGTACTGCTCGGTGAGCTTGGCTCGTGTGACGTCGAGAGCGCCCGCGTAGTTGCCGTTGGCGAACTCTTCCTGGTACGTCGCTGCGCCGACCTGGCCGAGTCCCGACGCGACGTCCTGCATCGTGTCGTGGAGCTTGGAACCAGCCTTGGTGAAGGTGTCGACGTGTCCGGTCGAATCCAGCAGTGTGCGACCGACGCCGCCTGCCGCTTCTCGTGCGGTGCTCAGCTCCTCGTTGACGTCGCGCATGGCGTCGTTGAGTGACTGCTGAGCGTTCTGGACCGTGAGATCGTCCTGAGCGAGCGAGTCGAGAGCCTTCGACAGGGCATTGACCTTGTCAGCTGCGCCGTTTGCCTGGTCTGCGAACTCGCCCATCGCGTCGGTCATCACGGACAGTTCGCGGGCATCGACGCCGAGCTTGAACGACGTTTCCGCTTCACCGTTCGACAGAGAATCGACGATCGACCGACGCTTCTCCGTGATCGCTTGCTGCG